AATCTTGTGCATAATCTAAGTAAATCTTGTGCAAGATATTACGAGCAAGATCAGCTTCAGCTATCTTCTTTGAACCAACTGCTTCAGTTATATCACTTGGCATATCTTCTGCCAGAAATGCCTGACTAATCAGATTCATTGAATGTTGATGTGAAGCAGCATTAAGTGCTGCCAATAATCCAGCTTGTGCAATTCCCCATTCTATAGTATCCATATAGTATCCATATTCTCTATTTATAAAGATACTCTCCATTCCATATGATATTTTTTATATTTTGATTGATTTTATCCCATTTCCTGAACTTGGTCTCATTGATAATCAGAATGCATTCTGATTTAATATACTTGTCTGTTGTTAAGAATTTTGCCGTACTTGTTGTGTAATATTCATATCCTTTAAACCATAACCTTAAAAGGGGTTCATATGGTAGAGCATGGTCATATGCAAGGATGTGTTTCCAATCCTTTATCATTTGAGCTAATAATAGATCAACTCCCCTTCCCACTTCACCTATTACAATGGTGTCTGATTCGTCCTTTATCTTAATAAGGTTTTTATACATATTGACTTTATGTTTCCATGTTTCCCATACCTGATATTCTAATTCCCCTCTATATGGATAATCATCAGGATATTTGTTTTCATTTGCTTCTGAATTTAAAAGATGATCACATATTTCTATTGTCCATAGGTCTGCTGTCCATAATTTATAAGACTTACCATTAATAAGTCCTTTACCTTTACGGATTTGACACTCTTGCATATTTATAGGAGTTACAAGATTGTTTTCTACATGTCTTTTGAATTCTCTTATTTTCGTAGTATCCATATCTTTATTTATTATTTTAATCCCCTTTCATGTCGATTTAAAGTATTTTCTCTTTACTACTCCCCTTTTATGACGATTAATTAGAAAAATACCCTTAAAAAATATAAGTATTAAGTAGGATATTTATAATTGAGGGTAAAAGTATGGCTATACGGTATGACAATGAATATATAAAAAGACCAAATGTTGAAATAGAATATACAGATCATCAAGTACAAGAGCTTTTATTGTGTAGAGATGATATTTTATACTTTACAAGAAACTATGTGAAAATTATCACATTAGACTTTGGTGAAGTACTATTTGATCCATATGAATATCAGATAAAAACTTTAGAGATTTTAGAAGAAAATAGATTCTTTATCGGTCTATGGGCAAGGCAATCAGGTAAGACTACCATAGTAGCTGATTATGCTCTATGGTATGCAATTTTTAATGATAACAAAAATATTGGAATAGTATCTAATAAGGAGTCTTCAGCTAAAAGAATTTTAGATAATATCAAAAAGATGTATGAGTCACTTCCAGTTTGGCTAAAACCTGGGGTAACTGAATGGGCAAAGACTTCCATTACCTTTGATAATGGATCAAAGATGATTATTTCAGCTACTACTCAAGATGCTTTCCGTGGATGGCCTATGAACTTAGTTATCTGTGATGAGTTTGCTTTTGTTCCCTCAAATAATGCTGATGAATTCTGGTCTTCAAATTATCCTACCATTTCTTCTTCTCAAAAATCAAGAATAGTAATCATATCTACTCCTAATGGTATGTTTAACATTTTCCATAGGCTATATAGTCAAGCAGTATCAAAGGAAAATTCTTTTATACCATTCAAAGTCACATGGGAAGCTGTACCTAACAGAGATAAGGCATGGGCCAAAGAACAGATTGCTAACCTTGGAATTCATGGATTCAATCAAGAGTTTGCCTGTAAGTTCCTTGGTTCAACCAATACTGTTATCAATCCTGAAGTATTAAGAACATTGTTAACCATGAGTAGAGACCCAAGAATGTATGATTTGAAGGATAGATTAAGAGTTTGGGAGAAACCTATTGATGGTGCTAAATATGTCCTTGGTGTTGATCCTGCAAAGGGTACAGGGGAGCACTTTTCAACCATTCAAATCCTTAGAATCAACTCTGTGTTGCCTATTGACATGATACAAGTTGCAGTATTTGAAGATAATCTAACAGACGTTTATGAGTTTTCACAAATCATTCATAGATTATCCATCTACTACAATAATGCACATATCCTATGTGAGAATAATGGAGAAGGTTCTGCTGTCATTGGTCAATTATGGTGGCATTGGGAAAATGAGCATTTGGTTAATTCAGGTGCTAAAACAGCTAGTCTTGGTATCAGATCAAACAGAAATACTAAACCTAAAGCTGTTCTATTAATGAAAAAATTAATAGAAGATGGAAGTATAGAGCTACAGGATAAGGAAACTATTGAGCAATTAGGTTCTTATATTGAAGATGAGAACAAATTTTATGGTAAAGATAAAAATGATGATTGTGTTGATGCTTTATTTTGGGCCTGTTACCTATTTGAAATGAATATTTTAGATGAAGAATGGCAGTTTAAGGGTGGAGATGTTAATGCAGAAGATGATGCATGGGGTATTCTATCAGATATTGAAGATGATATTGATGATTGGAGTTGGTTAACCAATTCAACTGTTTTTAGTTAAAATATATAAATAATAATTAGAAACACTAAGGAGTTAGAATTATGCCATTAGATATTAGACAAAGTAAGTCTGATTTAGCAGAACTGATAAAAAGAAGATTGGGATATCCCGTAATAAAAGTTGAGCTAACTCAACAGCAAATTTATGATACAATAGACTATGCAAAATATAAGTGGGTAAAATGGGGAGCAGGAAATTCGATTGTCGAAACCTATTTTACTACTTTACTTCTGGCAGGTCAAAATTTTTATGATCTACCTATAGGTGTTGTAGATATTGTTGATTATGATGATCAAGGATCAGAATACGGTATCAATACTTTATTTACTGTTGAAAATTTTTTATATACAAGAGGGGTTTTCCATCCTGCAATGTTTTCCGGTGGATATGGACATTCACTAATCAGTTATCATGTTGCATTAGACTTCTTAAAAACATTAGATAGATATACTCCTTCCATATATAATTACAAATATCATAAATACACCAATCAGTTAGAAGTACATCCTCAACCACCTTCAGGAAATGCTTTACTGTTACCAGATGAAAATGGTCAAGAAGCTACTTATGACTCCCCTGGGTTTGTACTCATCAGATCATATATGATTGAAGGTAGTCATTATGGAAGTATGGAAAGTGATCCTAAATTGTCTACATGGAAAAGAGGGGATTCAGATGAGCATTTTTATACTTCTGATTGGATATTTGACTATGCTTTAGCTGAATGTAAACTTGTACTAGGTAGAATCAGAAGTAAATTTGCCAATTTTAATTCTATCGGCAATATAGGAATAGGGTTAGATGGGGATACATTGCTACAGGAAGGGACAACAGAAAAAGAAAGATTAGATGAAACTTTAAGACTTGAAGAATCACATGAAGGGTATGGAATAATATGGGGGTAAAAAATGGATTTAGTAGATAAATACTTAGATGAAGATATACAAGAAGCAAAACTTTCTGCAAGAGGTAGATCAGAATTAGCAAGATTAGAAAAAGAAGATAATAAAGATGATGGTGATGTAGATTGGAGAAGAAAAACTTTAGCTTTTATGAGTGATGGTAGAATCCTTCAAAAATATGATGTTAGATTTACTGCTACTCAATACAGTAAAGCAAGAAAACATTCATATGGATGGACTGAATACTTAAAATTGAAAAAAGGGAAAAACCCATATGAATCATATCCTCTTTTAATCAAAAGTCTTGAATCAAAGGGATGGATAGTAAAAAAGAAACTTATGAGACCATAATTTTAATTTTAATGGGGGGTAAAAAATGGATTTAACAGAAAAGTACTTAGGTGAAGCAAAAGAAGATAAGATAGATGAAGTTTATGATAGGAGAGTAAAGATATTCAAAGATGAAATAAAGAAAGTTCAAAAAGATGCAGATGCAGAATTATGGGGCAAAGTAGTTATAGGTCTAAATAATCTAAAGGAAAGATTAGCTCTATTAATGTAATATCTTACACAAGATATTAAACAGGATGATAATATGAGAAAACTTAGAGAGTTTATGAATGAAGGATCAGAAGAAGATAATAAAATCCTTACTGCTATAATGGATTTCTTTGCCGATAATCCAAAACCACCTGATGATGATGTTCATGATTTGGCAGAAAAGTTAGGTCTTGAACCTGATGATTTTGAAGCAAAGATTTATGCTGTTTTGGGTTCTATCTTAGGAACAGGCAAAGCAAAAAAAGAAAAATTCACAGAAAAAAATGCAGATAAGAAAGAACTTGAAATGGGCATTAAAGTAGAGATGGAGCATACCAAAAACAAGGCAATAGCTAAAAGAATTACATTAGATCATTTAGCAGAATTACCAGATTATTATACTAGATTGTTAAAAATGGAGAAGGAGAAATAAAATGTCAAGAGAAGAAAACAGAAAGATGATTTCAGCTTATGAAAAAATGTTGCAAGACGGAACTGCTTTCAAAGAAGTAGATACCTCAATGGTTACAGAACCAGATTTATCAGTAGCTACAGGTAAAATAAACGATAATCCTTTAGGTGATCCTATAAATGACTCTATTAATAATCGTGGCAGTAACATCATTGAAGATAATGGATATGGTGAATTTGATTCATTAATGGAAAAGAAAATGCATGAGTTAAGGATGAGTGGGAAAAAACATAGTTCCAATGAATTTATTAATTTGAAGAAAAGAGTAAAGAGATTAGAGGAAGCTATGACATTAGTTATGGATTCTCAAACAAAACTTATAGAAGGTAGATAATGACAGATATACAAACTACTAAGCCTTTATGGAACTTGCATCAACTACAAGGTAATGTTGAACATGATCTTTTTCAGAGTATCATTGTAGAGTTTACCGATATATCAGGAATAGTATCTGACTATTATATAAGAAGTGAACAAGGCAAAAAAGATTATCTGTATGGAGAGAATATGCATACCGGATATCTTGGGCCATATGAAACAAAACTTATATATGAACCTACTGAAGAACCTACTCTTACAACAGGATTTGGTATAAACTCTGAAGATGTTATCTCATGGTCAAGTATTCCTAAATGGACACTTACAAGAGATGTATCAGCAGGATATCATCCTAAACCTGGGGATGCCATAGTCACTATCTGGAACAATAGATCATATGAGATAGCTGATATTCATGAAGAAGAAAAAATCTTTCAATTAAAAAAGATGATTTGGGGATTAGTACTTAGACCTTATAGATTTTCAGATGAGTCTGAATCAGCAAGGACTATATTTAGAGGTACAAGACTACCTACAGATCAAAATAATGTGAATAGACGGACAGATTTAGATACTACAACAGAACCACTTTCAGCATTTGGTGATAATGACCCATTAGATAAAGAAAGTGATGATATCTTTGACTATGGGCCTGATTATGACACTAACATATATGGATACTAAAGATGAGACTCAAAAACTACTTAAAAGAAGATATTAAAATACCTATAAATGTTGGGGATATTGTGCTAGGTGGAAAATTTAAAAACAAAAAGATTAAAGTAAAAGATATCGGTAAAAATGCAAAAGGAGATATCACAATAAACGGTAAACCTTTACTTAAATTCAGAATCATTACACAAGAGGAAGGGTGAAAATGGATAAATTATACAAGTATTTAGGGGAACAGGAACAGGAACTTGATCCTAAAATAGCAGCACAAATAATGGACAAGCTATATTCTATGACAGATCAACTATCAGACATAAGTTTGGGGAAGGTATGAGACTAAAAAGATATCTAATATTAGAGAAGACATTCAATATCAAAAAGGACGTTGATATCCTCTATAAAAAAGGATTTGAAAAAGTATTTAAAATCTTCAAAGAAAATGACTTTGAAGAAATGCAAAAAAAATTAAAAAAGATATTCAGACAGGGCAGAAGCAGCACAACACTTATTAGTACAGATAGTTCTATTCTAAAATCCCCTGAAGCAGTAATGGCACACAATGTAAATCCTGTAACAATAGATTTAGGAAGCTATGTGGATGGTAATTTCTATAGACCATCAGCAATAATAAAAAGACAAGCAGGTGGAAGTGGAAAAAAGGGAGAAATCCAAATATCTATGAATGCAGGAGTTATGGACATACTAATGAGGGGAGATATATCTTCGGTTGCAGAACATGAGTTAGTAAGATTTGCAAATGAATTATCTTCTACTAGAATTAAATCATCAATATCACATGAGTTATCCCATTGGATTTCAGATTCTTTATATAATAAACATATATCAAGTGTTTTAGACTTAGCAGCAGAATTAACAAATATGGAGCTAGTCAAGTTAGGTAAAAAAGACGTGAATATGACTTACTTTGAGATAGACGGACAAATACATGGATTAAAAGAATTAAAAAGAGCCAATAAAGATGAATGGGATGAATGGTCTCTATTAGATGTATTTAATTCATATACCACACTATATACAATAGCATCAAATCTAAAAAGACATGGCAAAGACGTATTAGACTTATGGCAGAAAACTCTTTTAAAGAGAATGGCAAGAGAAAATTTATTGGGTAAGAATATGAAATCTTTTGTAAAGCCAAATCAATTAATTAGGTAATCAAAATGAAACTAAAAAGATATTTAAATGAAAAGATATCCCTTACAGGTGAAAAGGATAAGGATAAGTGGCTAAAGGAATTAGAAGGGTGGAAATCCGATTTAAGAAAAATGACGAAAATATATAAATCTGTAGAAGCCGAAAACACACCAAAAGCTGTTAAAAAATTCAAAGAAGGTATGAAACTATTCGGAACTTTCAGAGAAAATTGGGAAAGATGGTACACTCAGTTTATTAAAAAGAAATTTGTCCCCGGTGAAGATAACACAGAATCTATATATTCAAAGGAAGCAAGAGTAAAGGGATGGCAAGCAGAAATGGCAATAAATAACATATTTCCTGATGATTATAATGATGGTAAATTTACACCAAGACCTGATTTATTAGATTATCCAAGATATGATAAAGGG